AAGAATTAGATTCAAATTGGTTACAAACTTTTAAAAAGGATTTTGCACCTATTTATCGTGCTCCATATTGGCAACTTTCTGATGCGATGTATGAAAGATTAAAGAAACTTAAATATAAAATAATGATTCATCCTGATGACTCAAGACAAGGAATTAAATATAACTGGAATATAAAATACTCTCCACCATCTTTAGACACACTGCGAGGGCATGGACACATACAAGATACTCAAGGTAATGGACTTGTTGAGGCTTTTGAAAATATTATAAAGTTACATAAAGATACAATATTTAAATTTATATGAAACCTAAAATTTCAGTACTCATTTCTACATATAATCGTGAGAAACTACTCCAGAGAGCAATTGATAGTGTATTAGCTCAAACTTTTAAAGACTTCGAAATCATAGTAGTTGACGATCACAGCGACAAACCGCCTAATATTAAATTACCTAAGGGTGAAAATAGACTAATAGCGATGAGATTGCCCCATAATACTGGATACTGTGTTAAACCAAGAAATGTAGGAATTATGATAGCTAGGGGTGATTATATTGCATATTTAGATGATGATAACGTTTATCTCCCCAATCATTTAGAAGTACTTTATGATGCGATTACCAAAAATCAGGCCGATGTTGTTTATGGTGATAGGGTTTATAAAAGCAACAATCCTAATGAAAAGAAATTTATGGGAAAACAAAGTTATCCCTATGATTTAGCCCAAATTAACAATGGCAATTATGTCGATACGTCAGATATCATGCACACCATACAATCTATTAATGATGTAGGTTTCTGGGATATTTTTTGGGAAAGAAAAGGTGATTGGCTATTAATGGTTAGATTTGGTAAGGCAGGAATGAGGATAGTTCACGTTCCTAAAATAATTACTGAATATTGGTGGAGTGATGATAATATCGGACAACAAAATCCAATGGGGGGAGATTTTTCTCCAAGTACGAAACAATTTAGAACTCATGTACAAAATTTAGCAAAGGATGTTTATAAAAAATGAAAATACCCCATATTTACTTTATTGTTTTTAAGACAAAGCATAAAAGAAAAGTTTATTTTGTATATTTTGGATTACATCGGAGTTGGGATTCAACATGGGATCGAATATATGAATTAAAAATTGATAAAAATAAAGAATATATTCATGGTGCATATTTATCGTGGAAAGCATTGTTTTATATCTTAATGCCATTCAAGATATTTTATAAAGATGATAGGACTAAGAAAAAATGAAAATAGCTATTTTTTCACTCACCAAAGATAGATTGTATTACACGAAGAAGACATTACAGAGTTTAAAAAAGAAAACTCATATTCCTTTTGATCACTTTATTTTAGATCAGGATAGCCAAGACAAAACAGTTGAATGGATTAATGGATTCACCTATAAACAAGGGGAAATTTATGTTTATCCTATTTCTACCAATATCGGTATTAATCGAGGTGTTAATTTCATTTTAGATAAAATAGGTAAAGATTACGATATTATCATTAAAATAGATAATGACGTTGAAATTGAAACAGATGGTTGGTTAAAAAAGTGTATCAACGTATTATCCAAAAAGTTTGTCATTTCCCCCTATGTTAAGGGATTAATAAATAATCGTGGTGGAGTAAATAGATATGGACATATTAAAGAGTTTAATATAGGATTAACGCCATTTATAGGTGGTATATGTATGATTGGTTACAGAGATGCTTGGACAAAAGATTCTAACGGATGGGAGTTCCCTGTACCTAAACATGCAGGAGGAGATAGGGCTTTTTGTATGAAATTAAGTCTTTCGGGATATAAATTTGGGTATGTTGAGGATGTAGTGATTAAACACATCGAAACGACAGAAGGACAACACAAACGATATCCTAGTTATTTTAAAAAAAGACAAACCGAAAGAAAGATGGTATTCTAAAGGAGAATGATGATAAAGAAATATGAGTGTCAAAAATGCCATCATAAGTTTTCTAAAGTAGTAGGTTCTAGTTTCATTAAGACTGTAATGCCCCAATGTCCTATTTGTGGTTCTGAAAACATTCGGAGTACAGACTATATTGAAAAAAAAGAAAAGAAATAGTATCATTGACAAGTAGATATAGTCTTTAATATACTTGTCTTAGTTTAAGTTTTAAGTTAAGAGTCCCAGGAAAAGCCTTTATTAAAAGGAATAGATAGGGACTTTTTAAATGTATAAATGGATTTAATATACAATTGTGGATATTACACAACACTTACTCTAGTATCAAAAAGTAACAAAAAGTATACTTTTAGAAAAAGATGTGTAACAGAAATAGATAATAAAGAAGATGCAAATTACTTTTTAGAAAAAACTGCGAGTGACATCTCTTGGTGTTCTAAAAATAGTAGAAGCATCCCTCCATTTATGAAATTAGAAGATTGGTGTGCAGGTAAAGAGGGTAGATTCGATATTAAGCCTTTTAGAATCTATATCCCTAAACTATATAAAGATTTATTTTTATTAAAATAATTAAGGAAAAATCATGACAGACACAAAAATTCAAAGATTTAAAATCGCTATTCCTATTCTTAAAACTAGCGTTAAGATTATTAAAGACAAAGACGGTAATGAAGTTGAAGAAAGATATTTAGATGGAGTTGCTTCGGGGACGGATTTAGATTTACACGGAGATAGAATGTCACCGTCTGCTATTGAATCTATGGCTAAATCTCTCAAACAACATGTTATTAATCTTAATAATGAACACGATACTTCTTGGTCAAGCGAGATAGGTGATATTAATGAGTTAACAGTAACGGACAAGAATGATCTTACTATTAAAGCTAAACTTAATAAAATGAGTACAGCTAACGATTTATGGTATGCTCTAACAGAACAGAATAAGAAACTTGGCCTTTCAATCGGTGGATATGTTAAAGACTATGAGATGGTTAAAGAAGGTGAAGGAAAAGATGAAAAATGGGTTCGTCTTTATAAGAAAATTGACTTAGATCACATCGCTGTTACATCCCGACCAGCTTATCCTAAAGCATGGGTTTCAAATATTGCAAAATCAATTAATGAAGAAAATGATAGAGTATTAATAAAGAAAATAAAAAAAGAAAATAAAGAAAAAAGTAGAAGGAATGAACGAAGAAAGCAATTCACTGAATTGGCAAGATCAATTGTTCGAAGTATCCAAAATATGGAAGCCGATTTATTACTTGAACTCGTTGAGAAAGGACTTACCTTTTTAAACGAAAAACAAATATTATTAATTGAAAGGAGTCTAGAAATGACTAAAAAAGATCCCTCACTGGAAGCTGACAAGTCTAAGAAAGACGAAGCTAAAAAAACCAAGTCCGAAGGTAAAAAAGCTGAAAAATCAGCAGCACCAGAGAATGAGAAATCCAAAAAGAAAGTATCTAAAGTCAAGAAATCGAAAACCGATTCAAAAGAGAAAAAAGTTGTTAAAACTAAAATCTCTAAAGAAAAAGTCAAGAAATCGAAAACTAAAAAGAAAAATCTCAAGGAGTCGGGCAAAAAGGAACACTCTGTGACTAAGAAAGTGAAAACTATCAAAGTAAAATCAGAGAAAGAACCTAAAAAGAGCAAAGAGGCAGAACTGGTTAAAACTGTTAAAGAACTTTCTAAAAGTCTTAAAACAGTACTTTCAGGCTATGAAGAACTTCAAGAAAAAGTTGAAAAGCTTGAAACTCAACCATCAAGTCGCAAGACTGTGGAAGTTAAACGGACACTCGGAGATGAAGAAACCGAAGATAAGAGTGTTGACGAATTGAAAAAGGCAAGAGACAAAAAAATTGAATCAGTTAAGAAAGAATTTGTAAACGATGCCAGTTTATTCGCTAGAATCCAAAGAGTCCGTGCCGAATATGCTAAAAGAATAGTAAATGTAGAGTAAAAGGTTTAGTTTTTATTATTTATTAAATGACTTAAAAAGAAAGGCAAAAAGTATGACAAAGAAATCGCAAGTAAAATTGCAAAAAGCTCTACTTGATGCTGCCTCGTTACTTCAAAAGTCAGCAAACGTATCTCAAGGCGTGGATCAAGCTGCATCCATGCTCATGAAAAGTGCTATTTACACTACAACCTCTGGAGCATTCGCTCAAAGAGAGCACTTAGACACCCAAATTGGTGACATCACCAAGAGGAACACCCCGTTCCTTGACAAGGTTGCTAAGGTAAAAGCAAATGGTAAAACTCATGAATGGGACATGGTTACGGCACTAGGAAGCACTGATACTGCTGTCGCTGAGTGCGGTACTCCTCCCGAGAATGACGCAACAATCACTCGCTATTCTGCTCAAATTAAGACTTACGCCACAAGCGTAAAAGTCTGTGATTTGGCACAATGGGCTGCAAGTGACTACTTTGACTTGATGAATCTTCATCTAGAAAAAGGAATGCGTAAAATTCTCCACGATGTTGAGAAAAAGATTTATTACGGTAATCATGATGGTACAAGTACCAATGACTTTACCGGGTTATATAAATTGATTGCTGATTATGCTGGGGCTTCCAATACCATTAACGCAAGTGGGAATCCAATTTCCCAAACTTACATAGACAACGCCATTCAGGCTGTTGTTGATAATGGTGGAATGTCCACCCATATGTTTATGGGGGCAAAAGATTTGAGAGACTTCGCTGCTCTCTGGGCTAACAAAGTTGTTTACAATGATCCGAATGCTGGTATGACTTTTGGTTATAACGTAGCACGTTACATGTCATGGGCTGGGCCAATTGAAATTGTCCTTGATCCATTCCTGATAGCGGCTAGTTCACCAAATACTCCTAATACAGATGTGTTTATTGTAGATATGGATGAAGTTGCTTTAGCACAGACAGAACCGATGTATCGTCTTCCGACATACAGAGCATTAGATTTGGCTGAAACCCAAACAGTGGTCTGGAATATTGTTTTGGAAGTTCGTGTCCCTCAATGGCAGGCAGTTGTTAAGAACTTAGGATAATCAATGTTTTTAAAAAAACAGATTAGTAAAAGATATTAAAAAGGGGTGAGTATTGAATTACTTGCCCCTTTTTTAGTAAAGTGTTATATTTAAATAGTAAGGAGATAAAAATGAAGAATCTAGTAATAGTCCAAAGCAAAACAATCAACAATGAAAGCATACCTATCGTCTTTAAGACAGCTCAGGTAATGCAAGGAGGGGAAAAGGATGAAAGAGAACTTAGTCGAAGTTACATTTTTAAGAATTTCCAGGCTACAATCCCACTCAAATTAGCTAAAATTATTGTTAAACAAAGTCCTAATGAATTTTCAATCGTAAAAGGATTAGATAAAAATCCAGATAAATCAACAAAACGAGTTTTAAGGGTAGCAAAAGAAAAAATAGAAGGTTTTACTTGTCCTCACTGTGGGGCAGTAACTAAAAGTAAAGCAGGTTTAACATCTCATATTAGATTTAACCATCCCGAAAAATGGGAAGGTAAAAAGGAGAAAAAATAATGCAAGTATTCGGTAATATGTATACAAAAAAGATAGTTTGTGCAAATAACAATGGAGCTGAACAAGATTTCGATAATGTTGCTAGTACTGAAAAGTTAGTTAAAATAACACCCACAACAAATGTTTATGTTTTGTTTACACCAACATCAAGTACTCATGAAGCAGACAATGCTGATTATTTTATCCCAGCCAACCAAGAAAGAGAATTTCTCGCAGGCAGGGGACTTGATAGATTGACGATAAGAAACGAAAGTGGTGGTTCGTCAGATATTCATGTCGCTATCTTATATTAAAAAGTAAAAGATTTAGTTTTATGAAGATAATTTTTTTATTACCTTCTCTAAGGGTAAGCGGTGCAACAGTTATATTCGAATTGATAAACGGCCTTTCTGACAAGGGACATGATGTTAGGATTACTTCATTAGATGAATTAGTTTCTGTTGAATATCCTTTATTAATAACACCCCAAAAACTTCAAGATAGTTTGGAATTTTTTGAAAAAGCCGATGCAATTGTTGCATATCAACCTCCATGTGCTTTTTACGTAAACGATTTAGATGTTCAAACAAAAAAGTACTACTTTTTAACAGATGACGTTAAGAAATTTTATCCCAGAGAACTTTTTAAAGCTAAATTCCCCAATCTTGATAAAGACAGAATCGACATTGAATATAGAACACAGCAAACGTATATTGATAACTCATATCAATTACCTCTCAATTTTTTAGTTACAAATAAATATTTAACATCCCGAAAAGATACATTCGTTATCCCAATAGGATTAAATCATAAACTTTTTTATCCTGATTTAGGTATGCCTAAAGGAGATAGATTAAGAATTTTAGTAGATGGAAACCTCTCGCCGTGGAAGGGTGTTGCAGATATAAATAAAGCATTAAGCAATTTGAGAGATTTTGATCTATGGACAATGAGTAACACTAAATTTACGATAAAAAGCGACAAGCATTGGGTAAATCCAACACAAGAAGAAACTAGAAAGATACTATCATCATGTGACATATTAATAAAAGCCAGTTATGAAGATGGAACAGCAGAAATGCAAGCTAAAGCAATGGCGTGTGGTTGTGCGGTTCTTACTAGAAAAACGTCTGGTACTAGAATGTTTTGTAATGACAAAAACTCACTAATTTTTACTCAAAATCAATCAATTGAAAAAGACTTAGAAAAATTAATGAAAAATAAGAAAATGAGAGAAGAACTAATTAGAAATGGACTAGAAACAGTAAAACAGTTAAACTGGGATAAATCTATTAGAATTTTAGAAAAAGCACTAAAAGGGAAATAATAATGAGGAATTCTTATATAATAATAAATTCGGAAGAATTGAGAAAAGCATATAAAACAAAAAATAT